ACTCTACTTCACGCTTGATGACAGCTACTTTATCTTTGTCTTTTACAGATAATGCCTCTTCTATTGTTGGATACTCCTTTTTTTTAACACCTCTTACTTGCTTGGTGCCTTTTGGAATTAATAATACAAGCGGAATAGGATTTTTTATTTCTACTCTATAATCACTCATTATTATCCTCCTCAATTTTTGTATTATCATCTTTTTCTAGCTCTTTTACTGTTTTTCCACTTAGTTGAATCGCCCTTTGTATAAAATATGGTGAAAACTTTGTCCCTCCACTTCCATAATTCCATAAATCAGACACCCCTCGTGCTATTACTCCAGATGATGATAAATGCTCTGCAACCTCTTTTAGAACTCCTCCTTCTATAAGGTATTGTTTAACTTCATCAATATAACTTTGTATTGTATCATCTTGATATGAACCTGTTATTCCAAGACTCTTTTTTACTCTTTCTAACATAACAATACCCCTTTAGTTTAACCTTTCTACTAATCTTCTTTCATCTGACAAAAGTTCTTCTGCTCTAGCAGATTCAACATCTATTTCATCATTAATCTTATATTCCACTTCAGTATATTTATCAATAAATTCAATTAAAACCTTTAATCTTATACTTTGAGATATTTTATCTTCTATCTTTTTTGCAGTCATAATTAAGCTCCTTTCTAAGCCTTAACAACTTTCTTTAATAAATAAATGTAGTTAGTATTTAATGGCTTACCATCTAAGATTACCAAACCTTTTGTAATCCATTTATTCTTATCTTCATCAAAATATCTCTTATATCCAAATGTCATATTTGAATTAATACCGTATCCTTTTTCAGGTACCCAAAACATTCCAAAATATTCCCCATTTTGACATAAATCAAATGCCTTAAATAAATCTTGCTCTGTTCTAAGTACAGGATACTCATTAAATTTATATTGTTTATCATTAACATCAAATCCAGCCTTTTTAATTGGTTGATTATTATTATCCTTCATTGTGCATAAATTGCTTACATAAGTTTGTTTTGCCATTGCAAATTCTGGATTTAAACCTTCCATGCCTAATGGTACTTTCGCAAATAATTTCTTTTCCCAAGATGTCCAATCTGCAACTTCTGTTTCTGTAAATTCTATAATATTTGCTGTTGGAATCCTTTGTAATCCTGCTGCAACATTTGCTAAAATTCCTGTTGGTTGTCCATTTCCTGTACCCTTTAATACTGCTATATCTCTAGCCTTTAAATAAGCTGTTAACAAAGCTTTTACTAATTCTTTTTCAAATACTTCAACACTTAAAATACTTTGTAACAATGATTGTGCTATTCTTACTTCTCCAATATGATATGAAAATACAACGCTTCCTTTAGCTCCCCCAGCTTCTCCACTTTCACTAACTCCATGTTCCTTATCTGTTCCTTCAGTTCCTCCCCATGTAAATGTTGCTTCAAAATCTGATATAGGAATTTCAACACCACCTTGAACATTTAACATACGAACTCTTGAAGAGAATTGTCCATAAGCTCCTTCAATTTTTTGGATTAATTCTTGTAATACTGTATGTGGAATTAATACACCTAAATCTTCACTTGTTACTTCTCCTGCTGCTCTGGTTTCACTACGATATTGTGCTAATATTTCATTTAATCTTAAATTTCTTTCTCCTGTTTGTGCATATTGTTTAAATGCTGTTCTATATTCCATTGTAGAAAGTAGGTCTTCTTCATTTTGAGACTGTCCTCTTTCATTCATTTGTGTACTTGCTAAAATGTTAAATGTTGCATTTGGATTAAATCCATTTGCACTTCTTCCTTCACTTGCTCCTTCATTAGTTCCTGTACTTTTGCTACTATCTACTTCTTCTTCTTTTTCACCACTATTATTGTTTTCTTCTAATTTTTTAAGTTGTTCTTCAGCTTCGGTAATCTCATCACGCAATGTAATTAATGTTTCTCCTAAACTTCTAACTTCATTAATTTCCTCTGACCTTTGCATTCTTTCTTCTTTTTCTTTTAACTCATTTTTCTTTCTTTCAATTAATTTTTTTAAGTAATCTCCCATTTTAAAATCCTCCTAATAAATATTTTAATTTAAGCTTTTCTAGCTCTAATTCTTTTAAAGTAGTATCCACCTCTTCACTTCTAGCAGTATCCACCGCTAGGCGTGCAGTATCCACCGCACTTTTATCTCTAGCAACTATTGAAGTATCTTGGTATGCTGGAAACGTTACTGCACTAACTTCAACAACTGTTGAAATCGCCTTAATATGTCTTGTTGGATAATCACTATCAAGATTTTCCCATTCTTCATCTTCTATTCCAAACAAAAATGACATACCTGTTATATCTCCACGCTCAATTGCACTATATAGATTTCTAGCTTCTGTATTATTCTCTGTATCTAATTCTACCTGAATTTGCATTCCATCGTTATCTACAATTAATTGCATTGTAGAATTTTTTGTATTCTTTCTTGATCTTGCAAGTGGTATTTTAGATTGATCATGATTAACTAAAAACCTAACATCTTCTAGATTAGTGTTCTTTAAAGCTCCTCTTTCAATTACCTCTGCAAAAAATCCTCCTATATCTGTTTTGCTGTCATATACAATTGGTCTTCCTACAATGATATTTCTTTTCTTCTCGTCTTTTTCTGCTCTAATTTCAAAGTCATAATTTCTTCTAATTAGTTCATTCTTCATTTTCTTTTCCTCCATTGTTTTGGTTTTGCTCATTCTGAACTTTATTATTTTCTGCATTTGATTTGTTACTTGACATTGCAATTTGCCCTGCAAGTTCTTTAAGTGGTCTCATCCCAAATGCTGTACGAAGTTCATTTTTATAGCAACTTGCACTATCAACTAATACATCAAATAATTCTATTTTCTGGCTTGTATCCATGAATATTAATTCATGTGGATACATCATAATTTTATTTTTGTAACCTTTTTCTCTGTCTGTAAACATCGTCATTGTAAAAGATTCCCCTGTTCTTTTTAGAATGGGCTCTAGACTTTTTTGATAAAATGCTTCATATTGTGGTTTTGTATAATCTCCTGTTAATATTGGAAGCGAAACTCCAATGTTTCTTAAAATCTTCTCATCAATAAATTTTAATGTTGTAGCATCTACTAATTGGATTTTATTTTGTAATTGTATGTATTCTCCTTTAATATCTAAAGGCAAAAATCCACTTTCATTATTAGCTATTCTTTCCTCGATTTCTTTGATATTATTTTCCATCTTTCCATCATCCATTAATGTGTTATATTTAATAACACCATTAATGGCAAAAGAACTTTTTAATGCTTTTGCAACGCCTTGTAGTAAAGTATTATTCAATTCTAATGTTTTTAGTAATGCTTTATTGTCTGGTTGACCAAGTTCATTACCTCCCATAAATTCATTGATTGAATATCTATACCTTATATGTATTACATCTGAATATGCTAATGTTGTTTTATATCCATTTCTAAAAATAAGTTCTACAGCTAGTTTTCCTTCTGAATCCTGTAAAAAAGTAACATTTGTTGGTTGTATTGGATATAATGCTGTATAATGCCTGTTTCCCTTTATATCTTTGTAGTAAGTAGGAATAATGAAAGAATTATAATTCAAAAATAATTGCCAATATACTTTTTCGAAGAAGTCTGTTTGTGTCATTCTTTCGTTTGGCTGATCTAGTAATCTTTGGATTTCACTGTTTTCTACTGGTACTAAATCACTTCCATTTTGTTTTATATGAAATGGATTTGCTTTTGTTAATTCTGTTACTAAACAAGCTATAGCTTGTTGTACTACATCACTAGCATATATATCTTGACCAAATTGCGAAAAAATGGGAGTATACCCATTTAATATTTTTGCATAATTAATATTTGATTTTGTTTTCTTAAATTTATTAATAAAATCAATTAATCCCATTTTTTACTCCTTATCTATTTATCAATTTATGAAATTCACTACGATAACGTCTATATACCTCATATAAAATTATATAAGTTATTGCACCATCAATTCTTTTACTAGCTTGGTTCTTTACTTTAACACACATAGCATTACCTATATTATCCACTTCCATTGCAGCATTTCCTAAACACCATTTATCTATTTCATTTTTGTTGTAATTTATTAACTTATCTTTTAAGTCCGCTTCAACGAACTTCATTGCATTACTTAATACTTTACCTTGTAAAATCATATCTACTTCAAAATTGTATTCATTCATTCTGTCTGTAAATGTCTTAGAAAATCTTTGATCATACCCTGTTATATATGGCTTAATATTATAGTCTTTATATAATTGATAAAACCAATCTGCTACTTTTGAAATATCTATTTCATTTCCTTCATGTATTGTAAGTAGTCCTCTTTTTGCCCATTCTTGATATTCGGCTCCTGCTTCTTTATCATTGCTATCAGTTAGTTTCTTCTCCAAAATCCAATAATGTTGATGTATGTATTTTATTTTGTCATCTGGTTTCATAAGAAAAATTCTTGCACTAACCATATCAGTAGTCGCTGCTAAATCAACTGCTCCCAAACAAAAAGAACCTCTAAATTCTTCTAATTTAAAAGGTTCTATTTCATAACAGTAATCTTCATTCATTAACCACGCCTGAGCATTATTCTGTTTTATATTAAAATCTTTTGTTAGTAAATGTATACGTGCTGCCTTATCATGTTTTGCTGTTTCAATGTCACGTTTTAGTTTAGCAATCTTTTTAACTCCATATCTAATAGAAGGATTAGACTTTTCCCAAGTAGTTTCATCTTGCCAAATTTCCTGTTCATTATCTTGTTCATAAAGCCATGCTAAAAAATGTATATCTTCTCTTTCTTTATTTATA